AAGTCTCGATATTTAAATCAAAAAAGAGTTGGAATTTCGAAATAACTTTCTTATCTTCAGGTCGAGAACCGTAGGAAACCCGGCGGGAAAAATTTCTCTACAACCAAAAATATATATTAGTTATGTTTAATCTAGCTCTTTTTCTACTTAGTTTTTGTACAGGACTTACAGTCAGTCTTTGGATTAGGGGTCAGTTCCGCGATTCCTTTGTAAGCAAGAAAGAATATCATTTACACATGGCTACGGTATTCAGTACCTTTGCACTAGCGTTTTCTACAATTATTCATTATAAACAATATCTTTTCCTATGACACTACTTCACATTACCCCCGTCCTAGACGATTGCGTCTTCTACACCCTATCGGTTCTGATGTTTTGGGCCTTACCTACTAACTTTTTTGCAGACTTTTTTGAAAAAGACTATTGGAAGAGTTCTGTAAATAAGTTTTTTAATATTAGCATGGCTATCTTCTTCTCAATAGAATTTGCAATCCTCATCTACGAACACTTACGATGAAAGAACTAATACGCATTACGCCGGAAGAGGCTCGCAATTACATTCCACTCGAGCACGGTGATCCCGATTTTGCTGTGAAGGCCGTGGCCTTTACCCTCACCCCTACTACCGATCCAGATCCCCGCTATGCGGGTTTTGAAGACGTGACCTACTATGCTGATGTAGAATCCTTTGATTTTAAAGTATCCCCGCTCGAGATGATGTATAACATATGGGATGAGGAAAAGAGGGGAGATGAAAGGGATCTCTAAGCTGAGCTATGTATTAATATGATATCGCGATCACGTTTTAAAGACATCGAAGCTTCCATTGAGGAGGCAGGCGATATGATCGTATCTGCACCCGGTCCGGCCCTCGCCGGGCCTTCTCCATTAGAACTAGTCGCTAGGGAGTTAGATAAATTGCGCGATAGCGGTGAGGTCAATCCACTTATATATTCTCGCGCGCGGGACCTACTGGCTTTATTACGTACACCCCTTTTAAATATATATAGGAGTAGTAATCGCGACCTTCGACCTGTCTTAGTCTTCTTACTTCGTCAAGCTGCACGGTAGGATATTTATTAGTATGAAAAAACAGCTAATAAACGAAGTTAAACGCTTTCAAAAGATTGCCGGTATTAATGAAATGCGAGTTGGACCTGACGGGTCTATAATAGACGATGAAGAAGCTGTAAAGCGAGCGTTCCAGACGCGTAGTAATAGTTTCTCTAAAATTATTAATGCATTACATAAAGATCCTTCTTATCAAAGAGCAAAAGAAGCTCTTCGTCTCTGGATTAAAGATATCGCAGAAGAGTTAGGTATCGATGTTGCAAAGGTTCCTATGGATCATTTAGTATTTACTGGCAGGTATCCTGCTATACAAGCATTACCTGCTGCTCGTAAAATTTTCATAGATCTTTTAACAGGAGGCTTACAGGAAGATGATTACGATATGGGAACTCCTTCTGGCGATACTAATTCAATGAATATCGCCGAAGATGATTTTAGCGATACTTCTAGAGGATTAGACGATACACCACTTCCTTAACCTATGGACCGTTATATGCTATTAAAACGTCTCGTATTAGAGATGCTTCGAGGAATCTCGAATACAACTCTCGCTTTACAAAAGCAATTAGTTCTCGAACATGCTATAGATAATGCATTAGGAGAAGCTTTCACTCGCTCTTCTACTCGTAATGTTAGAGATAGGATTGTAGCTTTAAGTCCGGATAAAATTGAACCTGCAGGTAAGATTAATAGGGTATATGCACCTAAAGTCAGTCCGGACGATTTTAAGCGAATGATTGAGAAGGAGTTTGGAGTTGGTGTAGAGGTTATTAAGCCGGGGCAAGAGGGTAGTAAGAGTTCTAAGTTTCCTACTTTTAAATTTAAGGTTGGGGGTAAAGAAGAGAGTATTGTTTTAGCAAAAGGTATTATTGCGGGAGAGGAAGGCGAAAAGAGGCAGGAAGCTTCTATTGACGGTCAAATTAAGCAGTTAGGTAATATTACTCTCGAAATTATAGATTCAAAAGGTAGGAAGCGTCAAATAAAGAATGTTACCGGCTTTCAGAAAATTACCGGTAATAAGAAAGCAGATTTTGTTTTTAGTGGTGATGAAGATCTCTATATACAACATAAAAGTCCGTCTCACCAGCAAATGTCAGGTATTACTAAATTTAATCGAAAAGATTATTCTGAAATAGATAGCTTTATCGAAGAGGTTAGTCGAGCGGTAAAGAAATCGCCTACAGGGCGTCTAGAGAAGCCGATGTTTAAGTCTATTGAAGATGAAGAATTAAAAAGGTTAGCAGTTTATGGCGATCAAGATGGTTCACCGAACGGTGTTCAGGTTTATACCGTAGGGGATTTAGGATTAGAGGGAGAGGGAGATGTTAAAAGATTAACTGCTAGTAAAATATACTATTACGGAGAGATACCTACAGGAGAGGATGCTCCAGTTATAGGAGCTACTTATAGATCAGATAGAAATCAATACGGTATACCAAACGTAAGGTTTGGAATCTATCCTGCTAGTTATTTTAAGGGAGTTAAATCTTAGATATTTATTATCATGATGAAGTTATCAGATCTTATCGATTTAACTCAACAGCCCGGTGAAGAGGTTAAAATGAAAAACTACCTTAAACGTGGTTCAAGAGATCAGATGGATGTTTTCACTCCTAGCGAAATCGATCTCACTATTAATCCTTACACAGTCAGAGGTAGTGAAATTGGAACTATCGAAGGTAAGGGACCTCTCGATACTTCAGATCATCCGGAAAATACTAATACTTCTCAACGCTATAATAACGGCTATCCGTGGAATGTACCGGAAGCAGGAGGTATTTTCGAAGATGAAGCTCTCTTAGATAAACTACATCAAGCCTTGGTAGGTAGAGAGTTACAAGTACTCTACGACCTTGCAATGATTGCTTCTAGGCTAAGACAGGCTGGTTTTACTCAAAGTGATATAGTAAATTTTGTAAACACTTATTTAAAATAAGATATGGATAATTTTAACATGAAGCAATGGCTTCAAGAAAATAAAATAGGACCTTACGGAAAAGTTACCCTTAATGAAATGAATCCTACTACATTAGGAATGGGGCAAGAAGAAGCTGATATTGAAATGCAAAAGAAAGATGATGAGGAAGGGGATTGGGTTGATAATGTTAGTATGGATGTAATGGCGGAAGGTCCTTCGAGGAGTAAGGTAATAACTGTACCGGAATGGGAAGTTAATGTTTTAGGTAAAGATCATATGATTAGTGCTGATGTCGATATTGATTATGATGTAGATGAACCTGACTATCTGGATGGCAGGATGATTAGTTCTGGCGGGGCTTATGTAACAGATGCAACTGCTAAGATAACTAAATTAGAGGTTGAGGATGGAGATGAATACAGGGAAGTAAATGATCCTGCTTACATTAAGCAAATAGAAGATTTGATAAATAAGGATCCGAAGCTTAATAGAGGATTAAAAGATGAGGTTTCTTTCTGGGCTGAAGATCTTGGAGCGGAAGATGATTACGAAGATACTTATGACGGTTACGATGATATGGACGAGACTGTAGGATATGCTATGAAAACTAAAGAATCAGATCCGGCAAAAAAGTTCTAGTGAATAGTTGATAATCTGAAAAAAAGTTCATAACTTCTTTTTATATCGAAAGATATCGAAAAAATCTCTTTTAAAAAGATCTAGCAAAAAAAAAAGAAAAGAGATAAAAAAAAATGAAAGACGTAAAAATAAGAGTTCTGCGGCTAAGTGGGTGTGGTTGGTGTGAAGAGATTACGAATCGATTGGATAGTTTAGGTATTAAGTTTGAGTCTTTAGATGCTAATGAAGAGGATTACTTAGCTGATAGATTAGAGTCTCTACTAGATACTTTAATGTATCCTATTATAATTGTAGATAGGCCTGTGGATACTTGGTATATTTTTAGGCCTTCTCACCAAAAAGAGTTAAATAAAATATTCCCCATAGGTCCTAGCGACTATAAAATAGGTAGAAATACTATCGCTGATATAGTAGATACGGTTGTAGAACTTACAAAATAATTTTAATTATGCGTTATAAAGATTTAGTTTCGAAAAAGTTAGAGAGTTTAAGTAATAGTATCAACGGGATCAATTCCCTTCTCTCTCAGCAAAACCTCAGTAGGGAGCAGTTCGAGACTTGGTTTAATTTAGTCAAGAGTAAAGTCGAAGAGATTCAGACTTTAATTAATACAGAACAACAAGACTAGAAAAAGTTGCTTTCTTAAAGCTTATTTAGTATATTATAAGTAAAAACTTATCATATGCTATCACCTGAACAAATCCAGGACAATCTTCAGAAATTTTATAAAGTAATTGAAGATCATATCTCTGAACCGCGAGCTACTAAACTTCTCGCCCTCTACCAGTCTCAAGAAGAGAATCTTGCATTAGCTCCAGCCTCCTCTCGAGCTTCTTTTCACAACTCATTCCCAGGCGGTTACGTAGATCATATCCTACGAGTAGTGGAAGCTTCCTTAGCTATGTACAAGCTTTGGGAAAGTTTCGGTACAGATATGTCTACCTTTACGCAAGAAGAGTTAGTATTCTGTGCAATAAATCACGATTTAGGTAAGCTTGGTCATAGCGGCAAGCCTTGTTACATTCCTAACGATTCCGAATGGCATATCAAAAATCAAGGAGCTAATTATAAACCTAACGCAGAATTACCTTTTATCCTAATTCAAGATAGTTCACTATTTATACTACAAGCAGCTGGAATAGAACTTTCTTTTAATGAATACATTGCAATTAAGATTCATGATGGACTATATGATGATGGCAATCGAGCCTATCTCGTTTCTAGTCAAAATGAATCTAAACTAAGAACCGCACTACCTTACATTCTACATCAAGCCGATATGCTTGCTTCACGGGTAGAATGGGAAAAGGAATGGATTGATAAAGTAGGCGTCGCTAAGCCGAAAGAAGTTAAACCTGCTACTGCTACTCAATTTAAGCAGCAAGCTGAAGCTAAAAAGTTATCAAGCATCGGAAAGGGTAATCCTGGAATGCTTAATGCATTAAAAAACTTATAATATGGTATTTGGATTAGTAATGTTAGCTATTTGGGTTCTAACAGTTGTCGGTTGGGTTATTTATAATCTCTACCGTAAAAATATTAAATTAGAGAATACTGTTATAAATCAAGTTAATTTTATCAACGGCGTACAATCATTAATCGGCGAATCAGATAAAGCCTTAAAGGATTTAGATGATAAGATTTGGTTAGAAAGTGATAAAGAGTTACAAATAGTCTTTCACAATTTGAAAGCTATACAAGAGGCGCTAAATCAATTTAACAGACGTTAATGACAGAAGATATTTTTAAAGTAGAAGAGGCGGAAGTAGCTTTAACCAAAGACGGTAAAGTAAGAAAGAGAAGACCTAAAAAGTCTATAGACTATTTTACTTTAGAAACTCAACAAGCTATTCTCGATTATAGAAAAGAGAAATCTCAAGCTAAACGTAATCAGATTTTTAACGAAAAGATCTACTATGCTTTTTATAAATTAGCTGAGAATATAATTCATACCTTTAAATTTTATTATACAGAGGTAGATAATATCGATGAATTGAAGCACGAAGTAATTGCCTTTCTTCTCGAAAAATTACATCTCTACGATCAGACTAAAGGTAAAGCTTATTCCTACTTTGGTACAATTGCAAAAAGATATCTAATCGTCTATAACAATAATAATTACAAAAGGCTAAAAGGAAAAGCTACTGTTGAAGAGGTAGATACTGACAAAACTATTACAAACAATATCATACTTCATCAAGCTAACCTCTTAGAAGAATCTAACTTTATCGAACTATTCATTCAGAAAGTTGATGAAGAGCTTTTAACTATTTTTCCAAAAGCGCAAGAAGCTAGAGTGGGTGATGCAATTTTAGAGCTTTTTAAGCGGAGAGAGAATATTGACATATTTAATAAAAAAGCTCTTTTCATATATATAAAAGAGATTACCGACGCTCCGACACCTGTAATTACTAAGGTAATTAAGACTCTGAAAGAGATTTACAAAGGAATGCTCAATCAATACCTAGAAGAAGGTAGTGAGATTGACATTTTTTCTTCGTAACTATTTATTTAAAATAGTATTATGGATTTTAACTTCGAATTATTCGAGGGTAAGAAGTACTCTGACCTCATGAAAGATATCGTTAAAAACCATAAAAGTAAGCAAAGCCAGATTAAAGTCTTAATCGAACAGCTTACAGATATGGTTAGTGAGCCAGGCGATGCAGTCGTACTGGTTCCTCTCATTAAAGGATACCTTGATTCTGATATTAAGAATGATGAAGCATTAGTGAAGTTAGCACAAATTGCACAGAAAGCTGCTACACCTGCTACCGGCGGAGATGGAATGTTTAGCGATAAAGATTTAGAAATGCTCTTTACTGATATTCAGAAAAGTACTACTCCTTTAGAAGAAAAAGAAATAAAAGAACTACCGAGCAGTAGTTAATATGTCTACATTAAATCAACCATATAGCAGTTATATAGGTTCCATAATCGGGGACTCTTCCGCAGTAGGCGGAAATGCCTTTATGCTTGCTAGAGTAACACATGTGGTTCAGGGACCTTATTTCGTAGGAACTACTGATCGAGATCCTTATTACAAAGATCCTACTAGCTTAGGGGAGATAACCTATCAAGTACTTTCAAGTCCCCAAGATAGAACTTTAGAGAGCGCAGGAAATCCTACAGCAAAACCCTTATTTTTCGGATTTAAACAATATCCATTAGAGGGGGAGCTTGTATACATTCTCGCCGGACCTAGCGTTGATATGAATGAAAGTAGAGGAGCTAGAAGTTATTTTTATTTTCCTCCTTATAACCTTTGGGGCGCTTCACACCATAATGCTTTTCCTGATCTAGGAGATTATCAACAGTACGTAAGTATTATAAACAGATCCTATCAGAACAGCTCTAATAATAATCAAGCCGTCAACCTGACTGCGTCCGGATCCCTAAACTTTCCTCTCGGTCCAAACTTCCCTGAAAAAAATAATATAAAGTCTTTAAGACAATTCACAGGAGATGTAACCCTAGAAGGAAGGTGGGGAAATTCAATAAGACTCGGTTCTACGACTTTCGGTACCGGTAAAGAAAATAATTGGTCAGAAGATAGCGAATTCGGAAATCCAATTACTATCATAAGAAACGGACAAGGAAGGCCGTCTGATAATATCCCATGGTTTCCGACTGTAGAAAATATTAATAGAGATCCTTCCTCAATCTACTTAACACAAGGTCAAAAAATTGTTATAGACGATATTCAGAAGAATTTTAGTTTGGCTAGTTTAGGCTTAAAGCTCGAATCAACACAAACTGTCGCCGTACCTGTACAACAACAATTGACAAGCACAGATACGATTTCTGCAGCAGATCAAGATAAATTTACACAAACCACAACAAACCCCGATGCTATAACTACATAACCTATGTTCACACCTGAATTTCCATATCTAGGTAATCAAGTAATTATAACTTCCGGGAGGGTTACGTACCATTCCTACGATGACTTTATATTTTTATTTGGTAAAAAAGGAGTAGCAATCTCTTCCCCTGCTACATTTACTGTAGATGCTAATGAACGAACTATCGTAGCATCCCCTAAAATTGAATTAGGTTTTCAAGCAGAAACTAGAGGGGAACCTATTATGTTAGGTAGAAGTACAGCATTTCAATTAGGACAGTTACTAGATGCTATAATTGCTATGAGTGATGCATTGAATAAACTTTCAGCCGAAACTCCCGAGACTGCTATTGCTGGTATAAAAAAAGCAACTACAGTTTTAACTGATACTGCTAAGACGGTGAAAGGCCAATTGAATAGCCCTACTTGTTTATCACAAAATACATTTTCTAGGTAATGGGGAAGAGTAAGATAGCAGAAGGACTAGAGAGGCAGGTTAACAACGCCGGTAATCTGGTAGGTAGACTTCAAGGAGGAGTCAACAAGATACTGTGGGGAAGAGCTAACACGCAACCTACAACTACGGTACGTTTAGTTCCCGCTACTCAACCTGGAGCTACATCGAGCTTAAATTATACGACAAACGTACCCACTGCACCGCAGACTACACAGCAGAATAAATTAAAATCCTTCGCTCAATCAGGACTTTTTAATATACTTAACGCTCTTAATTCTGTCGACCTATGTAACGTCTTAACTTACGCATACGATAATACTAATATTAGAAAAAAACAACGTCCTCAACCTCCTTATAATAATCCTACAGAGAGAATATTTTACGGACTTCAAGACAGATGTGGACTTGTACTTACCTACATAGATAAGTATACTGCCTACCCTAACGTATTTATCGGATCGTTTTTAGGAGTAGGACCTAACGCAGTACCTCCGGTTATAGCAGCGGAGGATACAGGAGCACCTATACAAGGAGGTACACAAGTACAGAAGTATAACACGTACTTTTTAATGCAAGCTATTAAAGAGACGTTAGTAACTCCAGATAGTAGCCCCGGATCTTTATTTACTACAGAAGATATTCAAACGATACAAGCTATCCCCGGACTTGTAAATAACATAAATTTCATAAGAGATTTTATAGGAACTGTAGACAAGTACACAGATTATAGGCAGATATCAGATGTAGAGTTACAAAAAATAGTTAGCAAGGTAGATAAAGTAAGGTCGGTGTGTACGACAATTCAAAATCTAGATATTACAGATCCTAAACGGTTAGCTAATTTAGCAGGTAATTACCTAGGATTCGATATTAGAAGTCAGATACAGCAATTACAAAAGTATATAGATGTTACTAAAATTATACCCACACTAAAACAAGTTAATAACTCTTTAAGAAGTTTTATTGCAATATGTAATCAAGTACAAAAAATACTAACATTAGGTCAATTTATAATTAAAATAGGTATTCTATTCTATAAAATTTTTAAGTTTATAATCGCTTTCTTTAAAGTACTCCCTATACCCCTACTCTTCGGAACCTCCGGTACTCAAATTACACTTCAAGATGCTGTAGATAAAGCTAAAGATGAATCAGACGGAGTGATGAGAATCTTACGAGCAATTAATGCTCTACTAGCTGTAGTTACTGACTTTATAAAGTACTTACTAGGTAATACGATAGAGCTTTTAACAAGACTGGAGACACTACTTGCGGTACTTCGAGGATGTGAGACAATGAAGAACTCAGACGTCCTATTTGAATTGGAAGATACATATAAGGAGCTGTTAGCTGTAAAAGAGCAGTTAGAAACCTACATTATAAAGTTTGAATCAAAAACAGATCCTAATACAGCTGAGTTCGGAGCATACCAGATTAGGGTCGTAGAAGAAGAGGTTGTTGAAAGAACTATTACTAATAGACGTAGAAGAGGTATAGCCTTAGATCAAAACGGACGCATAGCAGCTCAATCCGATTTAACTTTTGCCACCGACCAGAGAATTATTATTGAAGAAGTAAAACAGAAATTAGTTTCGTTAGGGCTTATTAATCCTACCCTAGCTAATATAGACACTGCAAATCTAGCCACTATAAGCGATTCTTTAAATTATCTCGATAATAACGATGTACTAGATAATAACTTAAATATTACAGAAGAGCAAGTAGAATCAGCAGATAACTTAGATGAAAATCAAGGTTTAGGCTTACAAGCTTTTGTAAATAATTTGAAAGGAGGTAAGAGATTAAGAAAGAGAACAAAAGACTTATTAACCAAGCAAAATGCTCAGGTGAAAGATCAAGTTCAAAAAGAAGCCGCTACAGCCGGATCAAATTTTAGATTTCAAGGAATTTCCGGAGGAGCAGTTACACAGGATGTAGAAGAGGAAGGAAAGAAGTCTTATGTTGTATTTGTTAATAGAGGAGGTCTAGTACCCCAAAATATCAAGATACAGGCTAGTAGTTCACAAGAAGCTATAGAATCTGCAAAACAAAAACTAGATCCCTCTAGGAGATATCCTAATTGGAGGTATACAGCTACATTAGTTAAAAACAGATAGGTAAACATATTTATAACCATATGGCACAATTAGACGCACTCAGAAAAATTATTCGCGAAGAAGTTAAAGCAGTCTTCCAGGAAGAAATAGCTGGTATTCTTAGAGAAGCTATTATAACTAATAGAGACTCAAGAAGTATTGTGGAATCAAGCGCACCTAAAAAATCGCAAATCCCAAACACTCTAAATACCCAGTCAGTAAATCAAAAACTAGTACCTCCAGTACTCAGTCCAGGAAATCCCCTAAATAGCATACTTGCAGAAACTGCAATGACTATGAATCCGGAAGATTTTGGCAATTTAGGAGATACGGGTAATGTAAAAGATGCTCCAATAGTAGAGTCTGTAGATCAGATGTTTGCTAGTGCTAGAAAAAGTTCTAACTTGGCAGCAATAGAAATTAATGCAGTTCCGGATTTTACTCACATGATGTCTAAAATGGGGATTTAAAAGTGGCTTACAATCTACGAAATATAAACGTCTTAGATCTTAGACCTTCAACTGGAATAGGGGTAGCATTACCCTTTAATAGTCCGGGAGTTTTTCGTACTGTATATACTACAAAGGAGCAGCTTAAGTACAACATTATAAATTTCCTACTTACCGATAAACGTGAACGTATATTTAATGCTAATTTCGGAGCTAATATAAGAGCTAGTTTATTTGAGCAGATAACAGAAGAAACTAGAGAAGATTTAGATCAACAGATTAGGACAGGAATAGCTAGCTATTTTCCAAATGTTATTATTACAAGTTTAAGTTTTGGTGGAGATCCTAACAAGAATTTATTAACAATTCAGTTTTCTTATACTATAGCTAATACGGGAGAATCTGATAACATTTTAATAAGCTTAAATGGCTAATAAGAATATAACATATTTAAATAAAGATTTTAATAGTTTTAGAGAAGCACTTATAGAGTATGCTAAAACATACTATCCTAATTCTTATAACGACTTTTCTACTTCTTCGCCAGGTACGATGTTTATTGAAATGGCATCTTACGTAGGCGATATTTTATCTTTCTACCTAGACAATCAAGTTCAAGAAAATTTTCTCGAGTATGCTAAGCAAACTAATAACTTATTTACCCTTGCTTATATGCTCGGTTATAGACCGAAAGTAACTTCTGCTGCAATAGTAACTTTGGACGTATATCAGCAGGTACCTGCATCAGGATCTGGATACGATCCAGATTTTAATTATGCAATGATTGTAGAAGCAGGACTTCAGGTAAAAGCTAATACAGGAGATACGCTGTTTTACTGTCCTAATAGAATAAACTTTAACCTATCCTCTTCTATTGATCCAACAGAAATATCAGTTTATACAACTTCAGGAGGTAACCCAAACACGTACCTACTGAAGAAGTCAACAACCGCTATTTCAGGTCAAGTTAGGAATACTACACTAACTTTTGGAACTCCTCAAAGATTCCCAATAAAAACTATTGAAGATACTAGTATTATTGAAATTTTGAGCGTAACAGATAATACAACAGGAGATAGATGGTATGAAGTTCCTTACCTAGCTCAAGATTATATTTTAAATCCTGTTGCAAATACTGCTCTAGCTTATCCACAGCTGTATCAAGAAGCTAACCAAGTACCTTTCGTTTTAGAGAGAATAAACGTACCTAAGCGCTTTGTTTCTAGATTTACTACCAACAGTACCTTACAGTTGGAATTTGGAGCAGGAATACAAGCTGTATCGGGATCTGTACCAAATCCTTTTAATGTAGGACTTGGAACTGTGAACGGACTCGACCTATTAAATACTGCGTTCGATCCGACAAACTTCGTAACTAATAACTCTTACGGAATAGCTCCGGCAAATACAACTCTAACTGTACAGTATTTAGCGGGCGGAGGAGCTGGTGCAAACGTAGGAGTAAATCAACTAACTCAAATTGTTTCCTCTAATATAACTTTCCCTAACCCTACAAACCCTGCTGTTGCTACAACAATTCAAGGTACACTCGCTACTAACAATAGCATTCCAGCAGTAGGCGGAGGCGATGGAGACACTCCAGAGAGCCTTAAATTAAATACACTAGCTAAATTTCCTTCTCAAATGAGAGCTGTAACCCAGCAGGATTATTTAGGAACTCTACTAGGTATGCCGCCCCAGTTTGGACAGGTTGCGAAAGCTTACGTAACGAAAGATACGGCTACTTTTGCACAATATTTAGTAGGACAGCCTGGAGAGAGGGATCCTTTAGCTTCTTCGATATACCTACTAAGTTATAATACAGACGGTACATTTACAGATCCGGGCGCTGCTCTATTACAGAATATACAAACTTACCTTGAGCAGTATAGAATGCTAACAGATACTATTATATTAAAACCTGCTTACATTATTAATATACAAGTTAATTTTGATATTGTACTTAGGCCGAACTATACATCCAGAGATGTACTAGCTAAATGCTTAGCTTCTTTAAAAGCATATTTTAGTAGAGAAAATTGGCAAATAAATCAACCAATTATTCTTTCTGAAATCTATACTCTACTAGATCAAATAGCCGGAGTACAGACTGTTCAGAAAATAACAATTAGCAATATAGCTGGAACCAGCTCGGGATATTCTCCTTACAGTTATGACATATCAGCAGCAACATTAAACGGTATCATATACCCTTCTTTAGATCCAAGTATCTTTGAAGTAAAGTATCCTGATACTGATATTCAAGGACGTGTAGTAACATTCTAATAATATGGCAGTTTATCAAATATTTCCATCCGCCGACGCAACATTATACTCTAAGTATCCTGTAAAGAATACCGGCCGGGATCCTATTTTAGAAGTTTCTGTAAAAAACTCCCAAGACGGGTTAAGGTTTCTATATAGAGATCCTTTAACTGAGAATCCTTACTACACTTACGATTTAGCTGCTGCAACTAACCCCTCTACTGATTTTTCCGGATCGGATATAAGAAGATCGATCTTACAATTCTCACCAACAGATATTTCAAAATTATATACATTCGCATCACAGTCTTCTACTTCAGGTACTTCTGCAAAAGCTGTAATAAGTTCTTCTTTTCAAGATGGAGCTTATTTTCAATTAACAGGATCTATAGTAGGAACATTTTTTGTAACTTCAAGCACTACACAAACTGACGCAGCTCCAATATATTACGTAACGACCGGTTCAACAGCTAACCTTACTTTAGTAGCTATTGCGAATAAAATTAATAACTTAACCTCTTTTAATATTACCGCTTCAGCTTCAAGTACAAATCTCTTAATGACTGCTAGTGTAGTAGGTACTGCAGGTAACAGTTTTAGTTATGTTAGTAGTTCTATTACACAGGCTTTTGCCGGCGGAACAAATCCTACTATTGCAGAGCATAAAGCTAACCTTAAAATGTTCTTAGCAACTGCTCAGAACTTAAATACAACATACTCTTTAGATGTTTATGCAGTATCACAGTCTTGGGCAATGGGTACAGGACAGTATGCACAAGTACCAGAGTCTCAAAATGGAGTTAGCTGGACCTATACGGGCCCTGCTTATGCTTCTCCTCTTTGGACAGATACCGGCAGTTCTTATAATACGAATTTCGCAGGAAGCCAATCTTTTGACTATATGTCAAATAAGGACATTAATGCGGATATTACAGATATAATGAATGGATGGTTTTCAGGATCTGTACTAGGAGGTGTTAATATACCTAACTACGGTCTTCTAGTTAAACATCCAAATTACATAGAGCAAAATACCTCTTCTTTTGTAGACTTAAAATTTTTCTCAGTCGATACCCATACCATATACCCGCCGACGATTGAGTTTAAATGGGACGATTCTAATTATTATCCGCAAGGTACTAATTACGTACTTAACGACCAGATTACTATTACTCTCGCAAATAATCCAGGACAGTTTAGAAGAGATCAGGTTTATAAGATGAGAACAGCAGTAAGGTACACTTACCCTGCTAGAACCTTCTCTACTTCCTCTGCATACATGACCAGTCTTTACTTAGACAACGATAGCTGTTGGGCATTACAGGATGTTAAGACTGAAGAAATGATAGTTGACTTTGATACTGTCTATACTAGATTAAGTGCTGATAGTGTGAGTAATTACTTTACTTTATATACTTCAGGGTTAGAAGTTAACAGATTTTATCGTATATTAATTAAGACTAAGATATACTCAACAACGTACGGTCCGTTATCGCTGTATGATAATGAGCAGTCAATTTACAACGCATTATCTCTTTATGGAGCGAGTGACTTAGCTCTCTTACCTGCAGAAGAAGTTATATACAGCGGTCAAAACTTAGTATTTAAAATTGTAGAGTAATGGAACAAGAGTTAAAGTTAGTTAAAGAAGTTTACGGTCGAGCAACTTATACAAAAGTTATTGACCCCTCCTTTACAGAATTATACTCTCCAGTAACAGCTTCGGCAGAAACAACTCAGCTAACTGTAGAAGAGTTTTTTAATATCTACAACGAGTTATTTTTTCAAATACCAGCTACAGGAGATGTAAATTCACATGAATACCTGGTTGCACGAAGCACAGAGTATTTAGGTGGTGGCGCATTAACTGATAATGAGAAAGCTTATATTGAAGAAATTAACTCTCTAAGACAGCAATTGTTAGAAGCAAATACAAACTTCCTAAACTTAGGTAATATAGTATAATGGAAACAGTAGATATAAGATACACGGGGCCTGGTGAACGATATCAAAGCTATTCTGTACAGGATCTGTCGTTAATAAACACTGCTTTAATTAACGCAACTTTTGGAACAGGCAACGACTATATTGAGTTTTTTATTAAAGACCTGAACGGGGAAGTATTAAGTTCGAACTACAACGACACTACTTACAGGACTTCTAATATCGTAGATCCTACAACAGGTACTTTTTCGCAACTAATTTTAAATCCAGAAGAGGATGCTGCTCAGCTCGGCTACGATAGAGGTATTTTTAATGTAAAGTACAACTTTCTAACTACACACCTACTTTCTAACGCTACTCCAGCTCAGAATTTTTGGATAAAACAAATCTCACCTTCTAGAACAGAGATTAAAGCCGCTAGACAGGACTTATCTAACTCGCAATTAGCTGATACATTTAATGCGTTTAACGCAGTATTAACCGTCGATGCTTACTATCCTACATTTTATTTAAATTTTGGACAAGATAATCTAGTTATAGGAGTTAATGCTGTTTACGTAGAAGAGAATGGAGTAGGTTATGTCATATTTAAGCTCTACGAGCCTCTACCTGAGAATTACGATTTAAAATCGCAGTTCTGGGTTGTAACTCAAGCTGCGAACTCTGCTGAGTATAACGTAAGTATAAACATAGCAGCAGAAGCAATCTCAGATACTCAACGTATTAAAGGACCTAACTTTGATGTAAAGATTAATGATAGTGTAGGTCAAAATACTCCGTACTATTCTTATACCTCTCTATTCAGTACTGCATTGACTTCTTCTTATCAGCAGATACAGTCTATAATGCAGGATAAAGGTATTTTAATTAATACCGATTATAGCAGTTTAGAGAACTTTATACATTTCTCATCTGCTACCGAGAGACTTTATAATTTTGTATACAAACTACAGCTTATTGAATCTGCTTCTTTAGGCTTAACACAAACCAATACTACACAGGCTAGAATAAGCCTACAAGCACAGATCGATAGTACTATTACAAATTTTGACGGATGGGAGTACTACATGTACTATACTTCTGAATCAACTGCTTGGCCTAAACAAAACAGCACTACTCCTTATACACTGTATTCGGTAACTTCCTCACAAGCTGAAAATTGGCTAGGAAGTATAAATACCACACCTACAGCTACTACGATGAGTATGTACTGGTCTGCTTCTTATTACGATAATAATAATAAGGATTGGCTATTATACGCTACACCGGACTATATTGCTGAAGATTCTCAAAATGCACCTTACTTGACCTTCTTAAACATGATTGGTCAACATTTTGATAATATATGGATATACTATAAAGACGTTACTAACAGATATTCAGCAGAGAATAATCCTTTTGTAGGAATCTCTATGGATCAAGTAGCTAACGCTCTTAGAAGTTTCGGAATACAGTTATATACAAATACAAGTATAGCTGATAGCGTATATTCCTCACTTCTTGGCTTAAATCAAACCGGATCTAATCTACCTGTTACTTCTAGTAACTACGCCACCGTAGTACAGAATAGTAGTAGTATATACCCGCTTTCGGGAAATGATTGGCTGAGTGCATCACTATTTCTACCCCCTTTCGGAGAAGAAAAAATTAATCAGTATGTAATTTCTTTTATATCAGGATCCCCGACAACTTCAAGTTTTCAAACACTTCCAGAATCACAATTAACAGGGGAAATTTATAAACGCATCTACCACAACTTACCCTACCTTCTTAAAACCAGAGGCACTGAGAGAGGTGTTAAAGC